CACAATATAGATGAGTGTAATAAAAATGGATATGATTTTGTAGAACCAATATGGAATAGTATACAAAATAAATTTAAAGTAGATATGGAAAGAGTTTATTTTAATGCACACACACATGGAATAGAACCACACATACATCAAGATGATGGTGATATCACTATGATATATTATCCTAGAATGGATTGGGAAAACCATTGGGGTGGTGGAACTTGTGTTCAAGAAACAAATCAACACCCTACTTTACTTCAATATGAGGGAAATAGATTAATTGCATTTACGGCTAATTTATTACATCAAGGTATGCCAGTAAGTAGAGAATGTTATAATTTAAGAACTTGTATAGTATTTAAAACAACATGGCAAGATAAAAGTAAATCTGAGTGGTATAATAAAACTAAAAGTTTAAAACCAGAAAATATAAAAATTACATGAAAGATTGGATAGGTCATTATAAAAATATTCTTAGTGTTGAATTGTGTAACCAAATAATTAATCATAAATTTAGTTATAGTAAATCAACTTATTCAACACACAAAGGTTTATCACCAGATGATAAAAGAGTAGAAATGGATGAGATGTGGATTCGCAAAGATGATATATTTTACAATGACTTAAAGGATGCTGTATCAGAAGTTGCAAAAAAATATGCAGTAAAAATGAAAAGTTTTAATAACAGAGATTTTGTTGTACAAAAAACAACAGACTTTAGATTGAACAAATATGATGTTGGTGGATTTATGTCTAAACATACTGATAATATACATCACAGTCATGGACAGAAATATGGATATCCTCAAGCTTCAGTTTTGTTATTTTTAAATGATAATTTTAAAGGTGGTGAATTTTTAGTGTCAGAACAACAACCGACTATTAAGGGTGGTGAAGCAATAATTTTTCCATCAAACTTTATGTTTCCACATGAAGTTAAAAAGATTACACAAGGAACACGCTGGAGTATTGTATCATGGTTGATGTAATTCAACATAAATTATTTCCTACAATTGTATCAGAGTTTAAATATGATATGAATGATGATGAACACAGTATTATTCTGCGAGAACTACGCTCATCTGAATCAAATACAATTTTACAAACCAAAGATAATTTAAATAAAAAAATACCTTCATTTAAAAGAAAAGTTTTTGAAGTGACAGAAAAGATTTGTAGAGAAAATAAATACCTATATGATACATTAGAACTTACAGGTATGTGGGCAAATATGTTAAAGAAGGGTGAATCCCACCCACCACACACACATTCAAACAATATATTTTCTGGTGTATACTATTTAGAAGATGGTGCTCCAATACAATTTTTCGACCCAAGACCACAAGCAAGTGTTTTACAACCTAACTTAGAATATACTACATTTGATAATTCGAGTATGATGCAGTTTAGTTCTCAAAAAGGAATGGGATTAATATTCCCAAGTTGGTTGCAACATTGGGTGCCAACAACACACAAAGATAGAATTAGTATTTCATGGAATATAATATTAAGAGGAAACTATGGACAACCAGACACACTACAAAATTCACATATTTAAACTTAACGAAGTTTACTTACACATTGAATGTGATAATGATGGCATGTGTCGTTCATTAGTAGATTACTTTACTTTTGAAGTGCCGGGGCATAAGTTCATGCCGGCATATAGAAATAAAATATGGGATGGTAAGATAAGATTATTCTCACAAAAAACTGGACAAATCTATGTGGGCCTGTTATCATACATCAAAGAGTTTTGCGAAAGGAATGATATTGAATGTGTTATTGCAAAAGATGTTGATGATAGTGATAGTTTAGATATAAAAAAAGTAGCAGACTTTGTAAAATCTCTTAAACCAAAATCAAAAGGAAAGGAGTTAGAAGTCAGAGACTATCAACTCAATGCAATCCAATATGCATTAAGTAATCATAGAGGTATGTTAGTATCACCGACTGCTAGTGGAAAGTCATTAATCATATATGCATTAATAAGATTTTATCACTATCTACTTAAAGATAAGAAAATATTGATACTTGTGCCAACCACATCACTAGTAGAACAAATGTATTCTGATTTTATTGACTATGGTTGGAGTGATAAATACTTACATAGAATATATCAAGGTCATGAAAAAGATACAAACAAACCTGTAATTATTTCTACATGGCAATCACTCTTTAGATTAGATAAGAAATACTTTGAAAAATTTGGTTGTGTGGTTGGAGATGAAGCTCATTTATTTAAATCTAAATCATTGACAACTATAATGACAAAATTGATAGATTGCAAATATCGTTTTGGTATGACAGGAACTTTAGATGGTACACAGACACACAGATTAGTTTTAGAAGGACTATTTGGTAAAGTTGAAAAGGTAACAACGACAAAAGAATTAATGGACAAAGATACACTTGCTGAGTTAAAAATTAAATGTATTGTTCTCAAACATAATGAAAGTGATTGTAAAGCAGTAAAGGACTTAAAATATAGTGAGGAGTTGGACTATATAGTATCCCACGACCCTCGTAATCGGTTTATAAGGGGTCTTTGCGATAACTTGAAGGGAAACACCCTCTGCTTGTATCAACTAGTCGAAAAACATGGTGTAGTGTTGTATGAGATGATGAAAGACTTAGATAGAAAAGTGTTCTTTATACATGGTGGGGTGGATACAGAAACAAGAGAACAGATAAGAGAAATTACAGAGAAAGAAACAAATGCAATTATCGTGGCATCATATGGTACGTTTAGTACTGGTATTAATATTAGGAACTTGCACAATGTCGTGTTCGCAAGTCCAAGTAAAAGTAGAATTAGGGTGCTTCAATCTATTGGCAGAGGATTGCGTAGACCAGATAAAGGCCAGATACACACAACCCTTTTAGATATTGCTGATGACTTTACTTATAATGATAAGAAGAATTTTACTCTTAACCACTTTTTAGAACGAATAAATATATACAATGAAGAAGAATTTGAATACGAAATAGATAGGATAAGGATATGACAGACAACACCACAAGAGTAATAAAATTAGCTAATGGTGAAAGTATCGTATGTACCTGTATACCTACAAGGACAGATGAGGATTCAGATATATTACATATAATACATCCATTAAAAATGGAATTAAAAAATAGAGTAACTAAAAAAGGGGTAGTTGAGGCATTGTCTCTATCTCGCTGGCTACAACCATTTACAGAATCAGATGAATTTGATATTGAGAAATCAAACATTGTCACAGTTACTTCTGCATCTTATGCTTTAAATAATTATTATAACTTCATGTTACAATCATTTAGTGACGCTGACGCTGACCGAACTGAACCAATTATACAACCTAAGTTTAGTGGAGAAGATGATGAAGAAGATTATGAAGAAGAAACATCTGCAGAAGTAAAAGCTTTATTTAAGCAATATATTTCAGCATTAACAGGTGACAGAGGTGATTCAGAAGATGACCCAATAGAAGAATTGTCAGATGAAGAATTGGATAGTTTACCATGCAGTACTACTAAGCATTAATTGCTACTCTATAGTATATACTATTATCCTGCTGGAACACAGCGATTATAATAGGTTATACATGGTTTGTCAACGCTATTTTGCAAATAAATGCTAAAAAGTTTTTTAGCTAAAACCTATAATAAAACTTGACATAATATGTCCAACCTAGTAATATAGCAACATATTAATTTTATACGGAAAAGAAATGGCAACAGCAAAGAAAAAGGGAGCTCATTACATAGACAATAAAGAGTTTCATGCAGCAATGGTTGCATGGAAAGAACTTTGTAAAGAGGCAGAAGAAGCAGGTGAGGAAAGACCACAAGTAACTAATTACATAGGTGAGTGTTTTCTAAAGATTGCAAATGGTTTATCTTATCGACCCAACTTCATTAACTATACCTATCGTTCAGAAATGGTATCTGATGGCATAGAAAATTGTTTACAATACATACATAACTTTGACCCAGAAAAGTCAAAGAATCCTTTTGCATATTTTACCCAAATAATATACTATGCATTTCTAAGAAGAATACAAAAAGAAAAGAAACAAACACACATCAAAAATAAAATTATTGAAAATAGACAATATGAAACCTTTACAGTAAATGAAGGTGATGAAACAATCTATGATGTACAAGGTTTTGACCCAGACATCATGCTACCAGACGAAGATGTTTATAAAGTCAAGAAAAAAGAAAAGGTAGAAAAGGTAGAAGGCTTAGAAACCTTTATGGAAACTGACAAAAAAACTAAATAATGAAAATAGCACTTATTACTGATACTCATTTCGGTGCAAGAAATGATAATGTGAACTTTAATGAATACTTCTATGAATTTTATGAAGGTGTATTCTTCCCATATCTACAACAAAACAATATTAAAACAGTAGTTCATTTAGGTGAT